CCGCCACAGGCGCGGGCCTGGCATGGCTAGGCGACGGCCTCCTCCGCCGGCTTCCAGGCGCAGTAGCCGTTCTTGGTGCCTTCCTTGCGGCGTGGGCAGAAGGTTCCCCAGCGGCCCTCCTTGGATAGGCCGTGCTCTGGGCAGACGGGGCCTTCTGGGTTGCGGTCCGGCGCGACCTCGGCGACGCGAGCGGCCGGCGTCTGGCTGAGCGGCACGGTGCGGATGGGCGCGGGGGCGTAGTCCTGCGCCACCTGCGAGGGTTCGTCCGGAGGAGCGCGGCGGGCGTGTTCTGGCAGGCCGGCTGGGGCCTGCGCCTCCAGCTCTTTCCGGCGGGCGTAGGACGGCGGCTGCACGTCGACCCAGCGGTCGCCGGCTTCCTCGTACATGGCCGAGTGGACGGCGACGAGCTGCGGGGCGGAGCGCCCCTGAGCCTTGATGGCGGCGACGTTCCCTTGTAGAAGGCCGGCGTCAGCGGCCCAGCGGAGTGTCTCGGTGTCGAGCTGGCGGACGTCCAGTTTGGTGTAGGTGTTCTGGCGCCAGCGAGCGACGGTTTCAGAGCCCGGGTCTTCCAGCTCTTCGACGCTGTTGTCTTGCAGGTACGCGCCGATGGTGGCCTTGATTTCGTCCATCGCTCCGCGCAGGTTAGCGGACTTGTTGCGGAACGCTACGAAGGTTCTCATCTGGGCGAAGAGGTCGGCGTTGTTCACGGCTTAGCCTCCTGTAACGGTCTGGAACTCGGCAGTCTTAGGTGGGCGGAAGCGCGAGCGAGAGCTGTTCCGAAGGCTCCTCCTTTCCGGCGCACGGCCTGGAGACCGGGCAGTTCTGCCAGCAGGGCCGACAGAACGGGTGCGGGCCCCACGCCGGCCGCCACCGGCAACAGGTGCAGGCGGTCACGCTGCGACCCGGGGGCCGCGCCCGAGGATGCGGCACACCGAACAGGTGCCACCGTTCTCCGCGAGGTACGGCGACGGCGCGGCGCAGACCGTGCACAGGCCGCGGGGGCGGGAACACAGGACGCAACCCGAACCCCGACAGGTGGTGCAGGTGGCGGTGCCGTGCACCACGCAGAGCGGGCACGCGACGAAGTCAGCCCGGCACGGTAGACAACAGAGTTCACACACGATGACGCCTCCTGGCCCGAATTTGCCCTTTCGGGCAGGGCCTGCTTACAACGCATACGCAGCGCAGGAGGGGGGCGGCGGGGCCGCCGGCGCACCCGAAGGGCCGAAACGAAGAGAAGGAGGGGGAGTTCTACGACCCCTTGCGCCGTGGCAACGCGCCCCGGAAAAGCCCGGTAGGCGGTGTAAGCGGGCCTGCCCAGAAGGGCGGTTAAAGGGACGTGAGCGCGGCGGCAGCCGAGCAAAGCGGCCAATCTCTCCGGCGGTAGTGCGGAGCTTGACGGAGCGGGAGCGTGGAAATGAGCGGGAAACGAAGCGTGACGCGGCGAAGCGGTTCGTTTCGCCCGCGCGCGGCCGTCGAGGCGGCGCGGTCACGCGGCTGCGGGGCAGGGCGTGGGGCGCACGGCGGCGGCGCGGCGAGGGGGCCATGCGCGTAGCGGTGGCCCTGGTTCCCACGCCTGCAGCTCGGCGCGGTGCGCCTGTTAGGTCGGGGCGCGGGTGGTGCCGCGGGCGACGCGGGGCGTGGCGAACTGGGCGGCGTGGAGGGTGAGCGCGAGCGAGGAAACGTAGTCGTCGTGGCCGTCGGCGGGGTCGACGTAGAAGTTCATGAGCTGGTTTGGACGGTAGTCGACCCGGCAGAGCCGCGCCTGTTCCCAGAAGGCGGCGCTTTGGGGGCTATGGTCGGGAAGGTACTGCTTCACCCGGCCGGTGGTGACGGCGGCCTGTAGGGCGTAGCCGAGGACGCTCTTCGACTGCTGGCTGAACTTGACGGGGATGGTGGTCGTCGAGCGGGCGGCGCGTTGGAGTAGGGCGGCGGTCGTTTCGCCGAGGCCGGTGGCGTCGACGGCCAGGGCGTCGGGCTTCCAGACGTTGACGATCAGGTCGATGACGGTGGGGACGAGTGTTTCATGTGGAACGTTCTGCCAGGCGATGTGGTGCAGGACGTGGAGGTGGGGGTCGGTGGTGGGTGAGAAGGGTGGCGGTGGCAGTACGGCGGCGAGGGTGAGCACGGTGAGGTCGTGGACGCCGGGTCGATCGCTGGCGCCGGCGAGGTCGAGGCCGGCGGCGACGGCGACGCTGGCGGGGCGCGTCGTGCGGCGGGCGTGTTCGCCCTGGAGCTGAGCGAGCTGGTCGGGTCCGAACAGGCGTCCGCCTCCGGGTAGGGGCTGTAGTTCGTACTGGCTGAGGAACAGGGGATGGGACTCGCCGAGCCGGGCGCGCTCTGCGGCGACGTAGCTGGCGTAGGCTGGCAGGAGTGCGGCGGGGGTAGTCCACTGTACGACGAAGGCGCGGCGGACGCCGTCGCGGCGCTGTGCGGCGAGGGCGGCCTGGCGTTCGCGGTGGAGTAGGTCGGTCTCAAGCCACGGGGTGCCGTAGAGGACGGTGGTGGCGTTGTTGGCTGCGGCCATGGGCCGGAGGTCCTTGTCGTACTTGTCGGGGCTGACGTCCTGCGCCTCGTCGACTTCGAGTAGGTGCGTCGCGGTCTTGCCGACGATGTTGGCGGTGGGCTCGGCGCTGAGGAAGTGGGCGCGGGCGTTGCCGACGCGGACGATGTGACCCTGCTCGGTGGTGTGGGGGACGTGGCCGGCGCGGAGCGTGTCGACCAGGCGGGTAAGGGAGATCTGCGCCTGGGGCGTGAAGGTGGGCGCGGCCTTGACCAGGTGGGCGTCGTCGTCGGCGAGCTGCGTGAGGAGCGAGGCTTCGACCAGGGCAGAGAGCTCGTTCTTTCCGGACTGGCGGGACATCTCGACGGTGAACGTGAGGCCGCGGGCGTGAGCGACGCTGTCGTAGATGGCGCGGGCGATGTCGCGCTGGTAGGGGCGCAGCTGGTGGATGCCGGCCATGGTGGGCGGGCCGCCCGCCGAGCGTCACTTCCCGGCGGGCGGCCTCCCGAAGCGAGCGCCTGGCGGGGGGCGCGCTAACGGGCGAGGACGGGGCTGCCGTCGTGCTGCAGGTTGACGCAGTTCGAGCAGACGTAGCAGCCGCGATGGTTGTTCTCGTGGGCGGCGCGGGTGAAGCCGTGCTCCTGGATGTAGCCGAGTCCTGGGCCGGCGTTGACGGCGGCGGCTGCGCTGTGGACGTGGGCGTTCGGGCAGCCCGGGCACGGCTGTTCGTCGGTTGCGCCGCAGACGCAGCAGGGACCCCATTCTGGGGCGGGCGGGGCTTCGAGGGTGTCGTTCCGGGGGGTGCGGTCAGGCATTGTCTTGGCTCCTTTCGCCTTGGTTGATGTCGCGCTGTTCGTCGAGCCAGCGCGCGAACTCCGAATCGGGGTCGTCGACGCCGCCCAGCGCGTCGGCGGCGTGGCGGCGGGAGTGGACGCCTGCGCCGACCAGCAGAGCCTCGTTGTTGACTAGGCGGTCGCGGTCGGTGGGGAGCACGTTGCCCCAGGCGATTGTATGGTTCGCGTGGCCGAAGTCGGTTCCGGTGAAGAGGTCGAGTAGGGCGAGCACCATCTGGTGGCGCTGGCGGTAGGCGTCGGTGCGGATGAGGCGCTTCCGGGCGACCTTCTTGACGATCGGGTCTAGTTCGAGCTCGAGGGCGACGCCGGAGATGTTCGCGTTGCTGTCGCCGAACGCGGAGCGCGGGGTTTCGCCGAGGTCGTGGAGGGCACGGTAGAGGGCGTCGAGGAAGTCGATGTGGAGGCGGATGCCGCCGCCTTTGAGTAGGTCGAGTAGGTAGGCCTTGGCGTCGGCGGGCAGGTTCCAGACGGCGCCGGGGACTACGGCGATGTCCTGGGAGTCGGTGACGTTCTCTAGCACGGCGACGGGGTTCCCCGATAGCTCCATGATGAGCGCGAGCTGGGTTAGCGCGCGGTTGAGCTCACGCTGCACGTCGATGAGGGGCGGGACGTCTGAGGCGCCCCATATCTGTTTGGGTTCGCGGACGTTGGGGAAGACGACGAAGGGAATGAAGCCGTAGGGGTTGGTGGTGCTGGACGCGAGGGTGTCGCCGACCCAGACGTCGAAGGTGTCTCGGGTCCAGGCTTCGACGATCGTGTTGTTCTTGGAGAACGGCGTTGCGAGGTAGCCGAGCGTCTGTTGGGCGGCGTCGCCGTCGAGCTGGTAGCGGTTGGCGACGCGCCAGACGCGCGACGGGTCGTCGGGCCAATGCCAGGCGAAGACGCCGGCGGGGTCGGGCGAGGTGATGCGGATGCGTTGTTCGTCAGTGTCCCAGAAGACCTTGTACACGCCGTCGCCTAGCACGGCGGCGTCGAGCTCGGTATCGAAGTCGAGGGCGTCGGCGTTGTTCTGCTCGAGGACCTGGAGGATGGCGGTCTCGGCCTCGCCGGCGCGTTGGATGGCGGCGTCGCTGGTGTCGTCGGGCTGGACGGTCACGGTGCGGCCGTTCATGAGGTAGGCGGTGGCCTTGTGAAGGATGGCGCGGACGTAGTTGAACGTGAGCCGGCGTTGCCGGCGCGGGGCGGGGAGCGGCCACTGGTCGCCGTTGTAGAAGCGCAGCATGTCGGTGTAGCGGCGGAGGCGCTCCCGGTCGCGGTTGCGTAGCTGCTGCGGGAGCGTGTGTTCGCTGTGGGGCATGGGCGCCCCTGGGCTAGTTGGTCCAGTCGGCTGAGGATAGACCGTCGAGCCGGGCGAGGGCCAGCGTGCTCTTGAGGGCGTGCGCCACGTACCACTTCACGCGATGGCGCCGGGCGTCCTTGGTTTCGAGGGCGCCGATGGGCTCGACGGTGAGGCCGTCGCCGGCCTGGATGCCGTGGTAGGCGCCGGGGCCGAACTGGAGGGCGAAGATGCTGGATGCGGTGCTGCCGGTCTTGGCGGAGAAGCGGCCGGAGGAGATGGCTTCGGTGTCGACGATGAAGTCGCTGACGAAGAGGGGGATGTCGTTGTAGAACTGGACGAACTGCCCGAACTCGCCGACGCGCTGGGTCGAGATGAACGTGCTGTTGGTGCGGGCGAACTTGTTGATCTGGCGGCGGGTGCGCCGCGACATGAGGAGCACGTCGGGCTTGGCGGGTTTGATGAGGTCGATGAGCTGGTCCAGCAGGCCGAACGAGCCGGCGCCGGGGACGGTGGTGGCGCCGGCGTTGACCTGCTGGGCGCCGGAGCCGATGAGGACGTGGTAGCCGTCGAAGCCGTTGGTGACGGGGCCGTAGACGAATTCGTCTTCGAGGTTGTGGATGACGGCCTTGGCCTTCTCGGCGAGGACGATGCCTTCGATGTCGTTCTCGTCGGAGCGCGTGGTGCGGATGAACTCGTCGATATCGGCGTCGCCGCCGATAATCTTGAGCGTGACGTTCACCTGGGTCTCGGTGTGGACGGCTTCAGTCCAGGTGGCGCCGGGGGCGCGGAAGCCGGCGGCGGCGGGCAGGGCTAGCTCGCGGTTGTATTTGAGCGAGTTGCCGAGCACGGTGTCGAACGGCAGGAGCGTGAGGATGGGCGAGACCTTGACGATCTCTTCGACCAGGCCCCGGTAGACCTGGTCTCGTGAGTACTTGTCGCCCTGGGCGATGGTCTCGAAGGGCATGGGCTATGCTCCTTGGCTGCGCTGTCGGAGGGCGTGCTGGATGCGGGCGACGCCGGTCACGCCGGCGGGTGGCTCGTTGGGGTCGCTGCGGGGCGGCGCTCCTGCTGGGACCGGCGCCGGCGCGGCGGCCGCCACAGGAGGGCTGGCGGGCGGCGCCGCGCCGGGTGCCGGCGTGCTGGATGTGTTGGCGGCGAGGACCTGGGCGACGGTGGCCTGGGCGGAGGTCACGCTGGCAGCGATCGCGGCGGGCGTGTCGCCGGCGATGAGGTCGGGCGGGATGGTGGGGTTGGCGGTGCGGGTCGTTTCGAGTAGGGCGGTGGCGGTGGCGGCGAGGTTCTGCTGTGAGACGTCGAGCGCGGCGGCGGCGGATTGGCCGGCCTCGGCCTGGGCCCGGAGGTTGGTGAGTTCGGCGTCTGGGATGTCGGGCATGGCGTGTTCGCCTCCGTGTCGGGTGGTTCGGTCTTCCTCAGTGTACGACGGGCGTGGCGGGCTAGGTCAAGAGGCGCGGCGCAGCTGCGCGCCGACCAGGGCCCAGAGGCGTTGCTGCCACTGCCACCAGGTGGCGCCCGGACAGGCGGTTGGGCTGGTCGGGATCGCCCACTCGCGGTGGCCCTTGACGGCCTGGGTGCCGGCGATGTGGCGTTCGCAGAGAACGACGGCGGCGGCGGCGGCGCAGACCTGGGGGTTGCCTGGTTGCCGGGTGGTGAAGTCGCCCATTAGCGAGGCGCCGTGGAGTTCGTGGTTGCGTCCTTCGACGTGCGCGCCGCGACTGTTGAGGTCGAGCGTCAGGAAGGTGCGGCCGTTCGGGCTGGCCATCAGGTGGTAGGGGAAGCGCCCCCAGCCCTGGTCGATGGCGTGGTCGTAGACGGCCCGGAGACGTTGGAGGTCTTCGTCGAGGGTGGAGCCGTTGTAGTTGCGGTCGCCGGGTGGCATGAGGATGCCGTCGTGGTGGACGGCGGTGCCGCGCACGTCGCGGGGGTCGAGAGGCCGGTTCGTCACGACGGGGAAGAGGTGGCGAACGTCGACGATGCGGAGGCCGTGGAGGGTGATTTCGCGTGGGCGGTTGTGGTTGGTCATGCGAGCCCCCAGAGGATGGCGAGCGCGGCGCCGAAAGCGAGCCAGGCGATAGCGAGCAGGTCGAGCACGATCTGCGCGCGGGACGGCGGTCGGAGTGGGATGGTGCGGTGGCCGTTGACGGCGAGGGTGGTTCTCATGTCCAGATTGCGATGACGACGGCGTCGGTGGCCTTCGTCTCCCCGAAGATTACGACGGCGACCTTGCGGCCCGCAACCATTTCGGCTGAGGGAATGGCCCGGCTGACCGGGACGGCTTCGAGGGACATGTGGAGCGAGCCGACGATGGTGACGCGGGCGAGGAATGTGCCGGAGTCGAAGGCGCGGAGGATGGCGGGGTAGACGTTCTTGGCTTCGAGTTCGGGCATCAGACGCCTCCGAGTTCGATGCGTTGTTGGTAGAGGTTGGGGCCGCGTTGGGGGTGGCCGGCGCGGCGGTAGTGGAGGTGGATCGCGCGGACGCGGGACTTGAGGGGTGTGGTTGAGACGAGGGGGTCGGTGTGGGTGATGACGTCGGCAATTTGGAGGCCGAGGCAGGGGGGGACGACGAGCTCGCCCAAGCTGGCGTTGAGGACGGCTTTTCGGAGCCGGGCGGTGGCGTGGCCGTCGGCGATGGCGGCGGTGTTGGCGTGCGGGTCGCGGACCCGTGTGGTTAGGGGGGTGTCGTGGTCGGTGATCGTGAGGTCGAGTGCTTCGCCGACGGCGTTTTCGCCGTGGACGATGGCGAGGGCGTCCTGGTCGGCTTTGCGGGTGCTGTGGTGGTAGATGTCGTGGTCGGTTCCGAAGGTGTAGTCGGCGGCCTGGCTGCTGAGCACTTCGCGGATTTCGAGGCCGGCGTAGAACGGGATGATGACGTCGGGGAGCGTCTCGAGGATGGCGAGTAGGGTGGCGAGCAGGGATTGGTGGGCGTGGATGGTCCAGGTGAGGACGTTGGCGGCCTGGGAAGAGCTGCCGCTGTCGATGAAGGTGAGGTTTGCCCGGGCGCTGACCGTGCGGACGATGGATGCTAGGGTGGCGGTTCGTGTGATGGTGGTGTTTGGGCTGTAGCGGGCGAGCCAGAGGTTCAGGCCCTCCGTGTGCAGCCGGAAGACGCTTCGGGAGCCGGCGCGGTCGTACTCCCAGCCTGTGATGAAGTGCAGGGGGAGGGGAGTGGTGGCGTTGATTGGGTAGGTGGGGTCGGTCTGTTCGATGGCGTAGCCGGCGCGAAGGCGGATGTCGCGGTGCAGCGCGATGTAGGCTGGTGGCCCTGCGAACTGGCCTTGGGAGTTGTCGAAGGTCAGGACGGCGGATTGGTTGAGGCCGTTGTGTTCGTGGATGACGGCTTCGAGCAGGTGTTTGGTAAGGCTGGTGGTGACGAGCGCGTGTGTGTCCTGGAGGACGCGGGCCGGGCGCGAGTAGAAGAGGTGAGTGGTGTTGCTGCAGATGGCGAGGCCGTTGTTGGTGATGTCGTCGAGCGGTGTCGGGTTCGCGAAGCGCCACGGGCCTGCGGAGAAGAAGTCGATGGAGGGGATGAGCGAGAAGAGGCAGCGGGTGCGGTTTGGGGTGCCGGTGAACTTCTCGACCCAGGTGATGCGGTAGCTGTCCGGGCGGTCGATGTGGGCGGCGTGCATGGTGACCGATTCGTCGGCTTCGGCCTGGTTCGCGATGTTGAACTTTGCCCAGGTGTCGACGGCCGTGGTGCCGCCGTCGCCTAGTATGAGGCCCCAGATGGTGGGGCGGTTGGCGCTGTCTTTTCCGCTGAGGGTGAGCTCGTAGTCGATGGTGTAGATGGCGCTGCAGGAGTTGATTTGGTTGGCGGTGAACGGCCAGGCTGTGGCGCTGCCGAAGGTTCCGCTGGTGCGGCGGATGCGTCCGAAGTTGTTGGAGTCTTCCCAGAAGATCGCGAGGTCGCCGGAGCTGTTCTTGTAGGCGACGGCGACGGCCTGGGGGGTGGCGATGGTGGCCAGTACGGTGAACGCAGCGGCGAACGAGCCGCCGTTGTCGGTGCTCTCGCGGTGAAGGATCGCGGAGCCTTTGGAGTAGGCGACGATGACGCGGGCGCCGACGATGCTGATGGCGGCGGCGGTGACGCCCGTGTCCAGGAGGGTCCAGGTGGAGAAGGAAGGCGAGGCGAGGGCGACGCGCTGGTATTCGAGATTGTTGTTGGCGAGGACGCGGATGCGGTGCAGGTAGGTGGCGTCGGCTCGTGCGTCGTGCGGGACGTCGGCCTCGCCGGCACCGGCGTAGAGGACGGTGGGCGTGTAGTGGCGGACGTCGCGGGTGTAGTTGGTGGCGACGACGTCGACGAGAGGCAGGCCGGTAGCGGCCTTCTGCGCGGTCAGAAGCGCGGCGGAGATGGTTCTCACAGCGGGCCGGGGTCGGTGGTCTGGCTGCGGGCTCGGTGCTGGGCGGGGGTGTACATCTGCGAGGTCTTGACCGTGTTGGTGGCTGGGAGCTCGCGAAGGGAAGCGGCGAAGCGTTTGAGGTATTCCTTGGCGAGCTCGATGTAGCGGCCCCATGCGCCCTCGCCGCCGACGTTGACGCGGTTGGAGGTGAAGGACGTGAGGTCGTGTGCGGCGTAGCCGGCGCCGCCGACCGCGATGATGTCGTCGTGGTGGTCGGGGAAGGAGACGGTGCCGTTGATCGTGTGCGGCGCGTGCCAGAAGACGTTGACGTTCTCGACGGCGGTGGGGGCGGCGACGACGTCGAGGGTGAGGGTTGAGACCCAGAGGGTGAAGGGGACGTATTCGGGTGGGTAGTTGTTGGTGGGCCACTCGACGGCGACGATGGCCATCAGGGGGTTGAGTGAGGATACCGAGACGTCGCGCGTGCCGGGGACGGTAACGAGCGTCGTCTTTTTCTCGAGCGGGCTGGCGTGGGAGTACTCGAGGAGGGCGCGCTTGATGTGGCGGTCGAGAACGGCGTCGGTCCAGACGTAGGCGGCGGCGTCCTCGTCGTGGAGGTCCTTGCGGACGGCGGCGCGGATGGTGGCGAGTGAGCTCATCGGGCGGGCCTCCTGGGGCGTCGTGGTCTGGCTGGCGGTTGCGGGGGGCGTTCGTGGCGGCGGGTGGTGGTGGGCGTGAGCTCGCGCCGGGGGGCGCCGGTGGGGGCGTAGGCGAGCGTCGAGAGCTGGATGAGGAGTAGGGGCATCATGCCGGGTCGATCTCGCTGATGGGGTTGCCGGCGGTCTGGGCGACGGCGGCCGTCCAGGCGGTGGCGGCGTCGTCTTCCTTGCGTACGGTTAGCGTGGCGCCGGTGATTGTCCACTTGTTGCGTAGGAAGCGGGCGGCGTTGAGGAGGGAGCGGGCGGCCTCGCCGGTCACCGCGGCGAAGTCGCGTTTTAGCAGGGCGTCGGCGACGTTGTTCAGCTCGGCGGCGGCGATCGCGCCGGCGCCGATACTGCCGGCGGCGAGGATGCCGGTGCCGATCGCGGTGAGGGTTCGTGCGCTGGAGAGCCAGGTTTTATCGGCGGCGGCCTGGGCGAAGTTGCCGGCGGAGATGATGGAGGAGTCTACGGCGTTGGGGTTGGAGAAGGTGAGCTGATCGGTCTTCGCTTTGATGGCGGCGACTTCGGTGTCGACGAAGTCGTCGACCGTGTCGAGGCTGGTTTGGGTGGCGCGGCTGCTGACGGCCGCGTCGAGGCGCTCGTTCCAGGTGGAGGACGTGGTGTAGATGACGTTGACGGCTGTCTTCGCTCCGGCGCTGGTGGTCTTGGTCTGGACTACGACGGCGTCGGCGTCCATCTCCGTCGCGGTGAGGGCGAGCTTGTAGATGCCGGTGGTGCCGATCTCGGTGGCCTCGTTGGTGCAGTCGGCGAAGGCGGCGCCGTCCTTTGAGATCTCCGAGTCCAGGGCGGTGGCGCCGGTGACCGGGTCGCCGTCGGCGTCGCGGATGGTGAGGTAGAGGTCGAAGGCGGCGTTGCGTTTCGGGGGCCAGGTCTGGGCCATGTGTGCAGCCTAGCGCGCGAACTCGTTGCTGGGCGAGAGGGCGGGGATGCGGGCGTCTTCGCGCAGGTGGAACGGCTGGCCGGAGGGTGGGCCGCCGGGCTCCAGGGTAAACGCGATGACCTCGGATGCGAAGGCGGTGATGCGGTGGGCGACGGCGTCGGGTCCGATCGTGACGTCGGCGGCGACCTGGAGGGCGTCGAGTTCGCTCTGGGCCCAGCCGCTGCTTCCTGGGGCGTCGTTGAAGATGGCCCGGGTCCTGGTGTAAGTGGTGCCGACCTTCGGCAGGGTGGCGGTGGCGGAGTCGCCGCCGGTGCTGCGGACGAAGAGTCCGAAGGTGACGGTCTTGTCGGCGACGGTGAGGCGGGAGTCTTCGAGGATGCTGACGGCTCTGATGTTGGAGAGGGTCTGGGTGACGGTGTGGAAGGACTGGCGGAAGCGGGTGTTGATGGTGGCGGGCGACTCGATGTAATCCGTGTCGCCGGTGGAGTCGCCGGCGTCCCAATCGTCGATGTTGGCGGTCTTCGAGCCGGGTGGGACGACCAGGGTGTAGTCGTCGTAGGTTGGCGCTGGCGAGTCGAGGGTGAGGGCGCGGCCGTCGAGAGTGGTGGGGTCGGGCCGGTCGGCGTCGGAGTCGCCGGAGGCGAAGGCGACCTCGTCTGAGCCGCAGTTGAACGAGCCGCTGCCGCCGAGTTGTGCGAGGTGGATGAACTTGTCGGAGCTGGGCTCGTTGATTTCGAACGAGAGGGTCGAGACGCCGACCTCTAGCGCCACGCGCGAGCCGTCGGTCGTGAGGCGCCAGAAGTATTTGTTGGCGGAGCCGAAGGTGAAGGTGGAGGGGGTGGTGCCGATGACGTTTTCGCTGCCGCCCACCTGTTGTTTGAGGCGTAGTTTGTAGGTGGTGGAGGTCTGCCGGACGGCGTAGAGGTTGAAGTTGGCGACGACGCTGTAGGCGACGGCGGCGGCGAGCTCTTCGTCGCCTTCGGCGGCGCCGAACGAGTCGACGTAGAGGCCGCGCCCGCAGGCCCAGCGGATGGTCTTAAGTGCGGGGGCTCCTGCGAAGAGGGCGGCGAAGGCCAGTTTTCCGCCGGTGAAAACGACCGAGCCGGCGGACGGGGCGACGGTCCCGGAGGGCGTGCCGTAGGCCGCTTCTCCCTGCTGGTGCCAGGCGAAGAGTTGGTGGACGGCGACGGTCATGGGCGAAAGGGGGCGCTGCGGGCGATCGCGTCGTCCAGGGTGGGGAGCCAGATGAGGCGGCCGTCGACGATGGCGTTGAAGAGCGGTTGCCAGCGGGCGGCGATTTCCGGCGGCAGCAGGGCGAAGACGGGGCGGGGGCCGGCGGCGGGTACGAGGGCGCGTAGGTCGAAGAGCGCGAGCGAGAGGAGGGGGGCCATCGTGGCGAGGAGGTGGCCGGCGTCGAGTTCGGCTCGAGGGTGGAGCTCGTCGACCTGGGTGACGGGGCCGCTGAAGGGGTAGCCGTGGTTGGCGGGTAGGTCGAGGTGGTGGAGCCGGCAGAAGCTGGGAGCGTCCGGGTCGCAGCGGACGACGGTTTGTTGGTCTGAGGTGTCCAGGATTGCCGCGAGCGTGGCTTCGGTTAGCGGGCGTGGGTAGGCGAGGTTGAGGAGGTCTGTTGCCCAGGTTAGGTCGGCTGGTTCTGCGGGCCGGATGGCCATGCTACTTCCGCCAATCGAGCCACTGCTTGAGGAGCTTGCTGGTGAAGGCGATGAGCAGGGCGCAGACGCCGACGGCGCCGCCGTTGATGGCGGTGCGGATGATGGCGAGTTCGGCGTCGGTGAAGCCTATGCCGCAGTCCATGGTTAGATCCCTCCGGCGAGTGGTGCGAGCTCCTGGATGAGCTGCTTGAGGCTGTCGTGGATGCCGTCTTCCTGGCGTTTGGTGAGGCCGTGGTTAACGGCGACCATGCGGGTTAGCTGGCCCATGGCGAGGACGAAGAGTTGGAGGTTGTCGGGTTCGGCGGTGACGAGCTGGTAGACGCGTGCGCGTAGGAGGGCGATGTCTTGTTCGAGTTGGTGGGGGGCGATGCGGCTGGCGCGGCGGAGGATGTTCTGCTGGTTCTTGGCGAGGGCGGCGGCGTAGAAGCCGTGTTTGCGGGCGTTGTTGTTCTTGGGCTGGGCGCCGCGCTTGCGTCCGAAGGGCACGGCGGCGGCCTCAGTTCGTGGCCGGGAGCGGTACCGGGTTGCCTCGTGCGAGTTGGGTGAGGGCGGCGAAGCGGTCCTGGGCGGAGAGCGGCTGTTGGGCCTGCAGGAGTTCGATGTATTCGAGGCTGGCGGCGAGGGTGAGCATGGCGACGAGCGTCCAGTTTTCGGCCGCGATGCCGTGTTCGAGGAGTTGCCGGGCGGTCGGCGCCTTCACTGGGGGAAGGGTACGAGGTTTCGGGGGTGGGGGCTAGGTTAGTTGGCGATGGTGACGATGACGTTGCCGGTCCAGGCGCCGGCGGCGGCGGCGGCCAGGGCGAGGGCGACGGCTCGCCAGAGGGCGCGGCGGTAGCGGTTCGGCATGGCGGCATCTTAGCGTACGCGGGCGATGGTGGCGTTGTGGCGGCGGAGGGCGTGTTCCAGAAGTTTCATGTTCCGCCGGAAGTTCTTCTCGGTCTGCCGGGCGGTTGCGGCGGCGGTTTTCCGGCGGCTCTTGAGGTGGCTGACGTAGGTGGGCATTAGGCCTCCTTCTCGAGTCGAGCGACGGTGTTGTGGCGGGCGTGTTTCGCCTGTAGGTCGACGTCGTTCAGGGCGGTGTAGATGGTCGTCGTGTCGATCTTCGTGTGGCCCAGCAGCCGGCGCAGCGTCTCGAGGTCGCCGCCGTTCATTAGCCAGTCGCGGCCTACGGTGTGGCGGAGGGCGTGGGGCCCGGCGGCGATGCCGGCCTGCGCGAGGATGCGGCGGACGGTCAGCTTGAGGCCGTCTCGGGTCATCGGGCCGCGGCGGCCGACCCAGACGTGGTGGCTGTCGCCAAGGCCGACGAGCGCGCGCGCGGTGTTGGCGCTGATGGGGACGTTGTGGTCGCCGGTCTTGCCGGTGACGGTGATGTGGTCGGTGTGAATCTGCGGCCAGCGGAGCGCGGCAAGCTCGCCGATGCGGACGCCGGTGTTCAGTAGGAGCATGATGAGCGCGGTGTCGCGCCGGGAGAGCGGCAGGTTGAGGAGGCGGTGGAGCTGGTCGTTGGTGAGGTTTCTTGGTAGCTGGCGCGGGGTCTTCCGCCGGCGGACGTCGTCCATGACGTTCGGCACGCCGAGCCGGTTGTGGGCCCAGTGGTAGAACGCGTGGAGGTCGCGCCAGAGGGCGTCGCGCGAGGCGGGGGCGTAGGTGGTGGCGGCGATGAGTGTTTCAAGGGCGTGCGGGGCGCGTGGTAGGCGCTGGTGGGCGTGTGCGAGGTGGCTGAGGGACCAGTGGTAGCGGCTGAGGGTGTCGGGCGCGAGGTCGGCGCGCGCGGCGAGGAAGGCGCCGATCGCCTGAGCGGTGAGGGGCGCGCGACCTAGTCTCATCGCGTTCGGAGCGGGAGGGCGGCTTGGGTGGTCGGCTGTTGATGGGCGCGTCGGCAGACGCGGCAGCGGGCGAGTTTCACGTTGGCGCTCAGGATGGAGATGTTGTGGTTGGTGGCTCGGCCGCAGTGGACGCACGGTAGGCGTTCGACGGCGATCTGGGTATGTCCCGGGCGGTCCGGGCGGAAGGCGTCGGCGTTGCGACAGGTCGCGTAGTGCGGCGTGCCGTCGGCGTCGATGGGCTGCCAGCGGTCGTGGGCGGTGAGCTGCCAGTGGATGGTCGCGCCGCAGCCGGCGCAGGTGGAGGTCACGGCGCCGGGTCTTTCTTGAAGCAGTTCGGGCACCCGCTCGCGGTGGGGGCGAGGGGTAGGTGCTGGACGTGGTTTGAGGTGAGGGCCAGAGGTAGGCCGCAAGCGGAGGCGACGAGACGGGGGGGCGCGGCGCGGTGCACGACGGGCGCGTGGAGGGCGGTGATGCCGTAGAAGACGACGGCGCCGTTGGTGTGCGGCGTGATGGTTTTCACGGGGCGGCCTCGGTGCAGAATGAGCGGACGAAGCCGGCGGGGTTGTGGAGCCGGGCGCCGCCGACAATTGCCACAGAGAGGGCGTCGATCGCGTCCCAGACCTTGTCGGTGCCGACGTTTTCCACGAAGCGGAGGGCGTTCGTGAAGCCGAGTTCGGCCAGGAACTCCACAGCGGAGCGGAAGGTTTCCACGTTTTCGGCGCATTTCGAACATTCGGAGGGTGGCCAGTAGCCGTGCTGGCAGCGCAGCTCCAGGAGTTCGGGCGGAAGCTGGGGCGGCGGGCGGACGGCGCGGTATCCCACGACGGGCGGTACATGATGATGGTGATCTGTCGTCTCGATCTTCGGCGCTGGTTGAAGGGTTCTGGTGGCGCTGAGCCGGGTGAAGTGTGGGGAAGGTGGATGTGCCGGCGTGAGCCGGTCGTCGGGGGGCATGGTGGCGCGTCTCCCTTCGTTGGTGTAGCGAGAGGATGATATGACGCGCGGCGCCGCCGCGTCAAGTGTTTACGGTGAACAAGTGCTCACGTTTTCGGCGCGAGTCTGAGGTTGAATCCTTGCTTCCCAAGCAGAGGGTCGACGGTTCGAGCCCGTTCTCCCGCTCCGGTAGACTAGGCGCAACGTGCCGACGGCGATCCACGGGCGCGGCCTGTTGGTGTAGCACGCCGCCCGGTGCCAGAGCGCGGAGAGGCCGCCCAGCGGGGCGGCCTCTTGCCGTTCCCGGTAAGTGAGAAGTCAGGGTTTTCGCTGGGCGGGGAGTGCGGCGCGCTTCTGGTAGGCGCGGATGTCTTTCTCCATGATGGCGAGTTTCGATAGGAGCGCCTGCTGGTGCTGGCCGAAGTTGGCGCCCCAAAAGGCCTCGCCCGTGCTGTCAACGCCGACGAAGGCGTAGTTGACTATGCCGGCGCGTTCGATGCCCTCCACGATTCGCCGGAAACGGTCGTTGTGGGTCTCCATGTCGTCTCCTCCTCGCTACGTCGTGCTGTCTCTAGGCTGCGCCTGCCGCCACAGGCGCGGGCCTGGCATGGCTAGGCGACGGCCTCCTCCGCCGGCTTCCAGGCGCAGTAGCCGTTCTTGGTGCCTTCCTTGCGGCGTGGGCAGAAGGTTCCCCAGCGGCCCTCCTTGGATACGCCGTGCTCTGGGCAGACGGGGCCTTCTGGGTTGAGGTCCGGCGCGACCTCGGCGACGCGAGCGGCCGGCGTCTGGCTGAGCGGCACGGTGCGGATGGGCGCGGGGGCGTAGTCCTGCGCCACCTGCGAGGGTTCGTCCGGAGGAGCGCGGCGGGCGTGTT